CTAATGGTTCCGGCGGCTACCAAGTTGGTGATGGCAATCTTACCGAGATTTCCTTCTCTAACCTTACCGTCCCGACGGCCTTGACAGCCACTGCAACGCTCACCGTAAATGATCTCGCGGCAGGCATTGTTATCTACACTTCAGCCAGTACGGGCAACCTCACGCTTCCTACCGCTGCTCTTACTGACGCGGCTTTTAGCAGCGCCAAAGTCGGTAGCTCGTTTGAGCTTGCACTTATTGCTACTAGCACTGGTGTACCTACCATTGTGGTGGGTACGGGTTGGTCGCTTGCCAGCACCTCTGGCGCGGGCGTTGCGTCTAAGAGCGTTCTATTCCGCGCCGTCAAGACTGGCGACGCGGCGTATTCGCTGTACCGCGTCGCGGGTTGATGGGTTTGCCCCGGCTTTGGCCGGGGCAACCTTTTTAGGAGAGAGACAATGGCAAACAGCAAATCTATCGGTGTGGCATTTCTTGACCAAGACATTGTTGGCGCGCAGTATCTTCTGGCTGACGAACAGATTGGCTATACCGCTGCGGCGCAAGGTACGGTCACGCAGTTGACCAGCAAGTCTACTGGCGTCACGCTGAACAAACCAGCAGGCGTCATTACGATGAATAACGCGTCTTTGGCTACCGCCACTAACGCTACATTCACGCTAACCAACAGTTTCATTTCTGCAAATGACACTGTTATTCTTACCCTTGCAAGTGGGCAAACAACCCCCGGTTCATACAACGTGTTTGCTAACGCGCTGGCTGCTGGCTCTGTCAGCATCACGCTGCGCAACATTTCTGGTGGTTCACTGTCAGAAGCGATTGTGATAAACTTTGCGGTCCTTCACTGTGTGTAATTAAATTGGGCGGCTTTCGGGCCGTCCATTTTATGAGGTTTTTATGTCTGTCATTTATCTGGTTCACCCGACGCACGGCGCAAAAGTTGCTATTTCAAACGAAGAAGCGATTTATGATGAAGATTTTGGCTGGGTGAGGTATGATATCGACGCGGGCGTTGCAAGCGCCCCAGCTAACCAATTGGCGTCTCGCCCCCGTGGGCGTCCTCGCCGGGTACCGCAGGAAGACTAAGTTATGGCAACGGCTGGCGACATCATTAACGGATCGCTACGCTTGCTAGGCGTGTTAGCTGAAGGCGAAGTTCCTTCGGCTGAAACGTCGCAAGACGCGCTTAACGCCATGAACCAAATGATCGACAGTTGGAACACCGAGCGCCTAGCTGTGTTTTCAACGCAGGACCAAGTGTTTACGTGGCCTGCAAGCACTATCAGCCGCACACTTGGGCCGTCGGGCAATTTCGTAGGAAACCGCCCCATTCTGCTTGACGACGCCACCTACTACATTGATGCCAGCACAGGCGTTAGCTACGGCATCAAGATGATAAACCAGCAGCAGTACGACGGCATTGCGGTGAAAACGGTCACTTCGACCTACCCGCAAGTTATTTTTACAAACATGAGCTACCCAAACATCGAAATGTTTGTCTACCCTGTGCCTACCCGCGCACTGCAATGGCACTTTATCTCTGTTACCGAACTGACGCAGCCCGCTACGCTGGCAACCGTTTTAAGCTTTCCGCCGGGGTATCTGCGCACGTTCCGCTACAACTTGGCGTGCGAAATGGCACCGGAGTTTGGCGTTGAGCCATCGCCGCAAGTGCGGCGTATTGCTATGACCAGCAAGCGCAACATCAAGCGCATCAACAATCCTGATGACGTTATGTCGATGCCATACAGCATTGTGGCAACTCGTCAGCGGTACAACATCTTTGCAGGGAATTATTAAATGGCTAATATTGCTATCTCCGCGCTACCTGTCGCCACTTCGCAAGCTGGCGCTGATGTGTTGCCGATTGTTCAGGCTACAACCAGTACAACCAAGCAACTATCCGTAACCAACCTATTTACCAGCCCAACGTTTGTTACGCCTGCACTAGGGACAGTTGCCAGCGGCGTAATTAGCGCCTGCACCAGCACCTCTATGGTACTAACAACCCCGGTATTGGGGACGCCGACTAGCGGTAACCTGTCGAATTGCACCAGCACTTCGATGGTGTTGACAACGCCTGTGCTTGGCGCCGCAACCGGCACGAGCCTAACCACTACCGGAAATATTGTTATCAGTGGTACCGGAAAACTCGGCTATACAACCGGCTCTGGCGGAACGGTTACCCAAGCTACCAGCAAGGCAACCGGCGTGACGTTAAGCGAGTCAACCGGCCAGATTACGCTAAACGCCGCCGCACTCGCCGCAGATACGACGGTCAGTTTTACGCTGACCAACACCGTTATCGAGGCAAACGATATTTTAATACTGAACCATATCAGCGCCGGTACGGCAGGGTCTTATTTGCTCAACGCCCAGTGTGCTGCGGGTTCAGCCAGCATTAACGTGCGAAACATTACCGCCGGATCATTGAGCGAAGCTATTGTAGTTGCTTTTGCGGTAATCAAAGCGGTAACAACGTAAATGAAAACGCCGATCCTTGGGTCGGCGTATGTCGCTAGAAGCGTCAACGCCGCCGACAACCGCATGGTCAACCTGTTTCCAGAGATTGTCCCTGAAGGCGGCAAGGAACCAGCGTTTCTTCAGCGTGCGCCGGGGCTGACTGCCTTAGCGACTGTTGGTGACGGTCCTATTCGCGGGTTGTGGACTTACGGCGGCTACGGTTACGCCGTGTCTGGTGTTACGCTGTATCAGATAGACAGCAACTGGAACGCAGTTGCGAAAGGTACTGTGGGCGGCTCTGGCCCTGTCAGCATGGCTGACAACGGCACACAGCTATTTATCGCAGCTAATCCGCAAGGATACATCTACAACGCCAGCACCAACATGTTCCAGCAGATTGCTGATCCTGACTTTCCGGGCGCGAGTACGGTCGGGTATATTGACGGTTATTTTGTGTTTAACGAACCTAACAGCCAGAAGATTTGGGTAACGTCGCTGCTCGACGGGACGGCTGTCGATCCTTTGGAGTTTGCCAGCGCCGAAGGTAACCCTGATAATGTAGCGGCTGTATTTGTTGACCACCGCGAAGTATGGGTGTTTGGCACAAACTCAACCGAAGTCTGGTATGACGCAGGGCTGCTTGACTTTCCGTTAACACGTATCCAAGGCGCGTTTAACGAACTGGGCTGCGCTGCCCCGTACAGCATCGCCAAGATGGACAACCAAGTCTACTGGCTAGGCAAGGACGCACGCGGCCAAGGCATCGTCTACAAGGCCGCAGGCTACATTGGTCAGCGCGTGTCTACGCACGCTATCGAATGGCAGATGCAAGAGTATGCTGACCTAACAGACGCTGTTGGTTACACGTACCAGCAGGACGGCCACAGCTTCTACGTGCTGAACTTCCCTAGCGCAAACACCACATGGGTGTTTGATGTTGCTACAGGCGCATGGCATGAACGTGCATCGCTTAACAGCGGGCAGTTTAACCGGCATCGCGCTAACAACCAAATGTTTTTTAACAGCACCACGGTTGTTGGCGATTATCAGAACGGCAAAATTTACGAGTTTGACTTGAGCGTGTACGCTGACGACGGCGAACCGCAAAAATGGTTGCGGTCGTGGCGCGCATTGCCAACGGGTGCTAACACCCTCGCGCGTACCATTCAGCACTCCATGCAGCTTGACTGCGAGACAGGCGTGGGCCTTAATGACTACCCCGCTTACGCCGCCGAAGACCTTGCCACTGAGTCAGGTGACATCCTCGTGGCCCAGTTTGTGCAAGGCTATTTGACTACGCAGGCCGGTGACCAGTTAGTTACGGAAGCCAACGATAATAACAACCCATTGGTTACCCAAGTGCAACCCGCCGAAGATTACAACGGATACGCGCTAGAAACGGAAGCTTATCCTGACGCGCCGGGGTATGACCCGCAAGTTATGTTGCGTTGGTCGGATGATGGCGGCCATACATTTTCTAACGAACATTGGAAGTCGATGGGCAGAATTGGCAACTACGGAAAGCGTACCATCTGGCGTCGCCTTGGCGCAACAATGAAGATACGCGACCGCGTTTACGAAGTGTCCGGCACAGACCCTGTGCGGATTTACATCATGGGCGCTGAACTGCTGCTTAGCGGGACGAGCGCCTAATGGCACTTGCGCCTATCAACCCTACCCAGTTAACGCCGCCGCGCGTCGCCTTTATTGACGAACGGTCGGGCGCGATTAGCCGTGAATGGTATAGGTTTTTTCTGTCGCTGCTGACCGCTACGCAGACCAATCAAGATGAAGCCCAGTTAGCCCCAGACACATCATCGCTGTTAGCTACGTATGACGCCATGCTGGCGTCTGCGACGCAAACATCTGCAATCGCTTCTGATGGTATGGTGGCAAGCCTAGAGAGCAACCTAAACAATCTGCAAAATGCTTTTGGTGTTACTCCACCCGATCTTGGCGGCACTGTCACTTCGGTCGCTGCGTCTGGCGGAACAACTGGCCTCACATTTACTGGTTCACCGATTACGACAAGCGGCACGCTGACCCTTGGCGGGACGCTGGCTGTAGCTAGCGGCGGCACCGGGCAGACTTCGTACACAAACGGACAGTTGTTGATTGGCAACACAACCGGCAACACGCTTACTCCAGCCGCGCTAACGGCTGGTACAAACATTAGCATTACCAACGGCGCTGGCGCAATCACCATCAACGCGACATATCCGTTTGTCGGCACTGTAACGAGCGTGGGCCAGACCTTTACGGGCGGATTGATATCCGTTGCCGGATCACCAATCACTACGTCTGGAACCTTGGCGCTCGCTGTCGCAGGCACATCCGGCGGTATCGTTTATTTCTCCAGCGCAACAACATGGGCGACCTCGGCTGCTCTTGCTGCCAGCGCCATTGTTCTAGGCGGCGGCGCGGGTGCCGCACCAGCCACCACCACCACAGGCACCGGGGTAGTCACCGCTCTTGGCGTCAACACCGGCACTGCTGGCGCGTTTGTTGTCAATGGCGGCGTTCTAGGAACCCCGTCCAGCGGCACAGTCACCAACCTCACGGGTACAGCCTCTATCAACATCAACGGCACCGTGGGTGCCACCACAGCAACCACAGGCGCGTTCACCACGATAACCGGTTCAACAAGCCTCACCACTCCACTGATTAGCGGCGGCACAGCAGCAGCATCCACTCTTATACTCCAAAGCACTTCGGGCGCGGGTACAACCGACTTTATTGCTTTCAGGACCGCATCCCAGACGGAGCAGATGCGTATTGACAGCAGCGGCAACGTTGGGATTGGAACCGCCGCTCCAAACGCTTCGGCAATTCTGGATGTGCAGTCTACAACTAAAGGCTTCCGCCTACCTAACATGACAACCGTTCAAAAAAACGCCGTAGCTACCCCCGCCGCTGGTCTTATGGTATTTGATACTACGCTTGCCAAAGCCTGTGTATATAGCGGCGCAGCTTGGGAAACGATTACTTCGATATAAGGACTGAGACATGGCCGTATCTATCAGTAACATCATCCCTGCCAAAACAGCGGAAGCATCTCAAACGACGCAGTACACGTCCACAGGCGTGCAAACGATCATCGACAAGTTTACTGCGACTAACTACAGCGCGACCGCTGCAACAATCAGCGTCAACCTGATTACGGAGGCGGGCACAGCGGGCAACGACAACTTGATCGTCAAGACTAAGACGCTTCAAGCCAGCGAGACATATACGTTTCCTGAACTGGTCGGCCATGTGCTGCCTAACAATGGCTTCATCAGCACAATCGCTGGCACGGCGACGGCTATCAACATTCGCGCCTCGGGGCGCTTGGTTAGCTGATGCCGCCGTTTGTTGTCCTTTCCCTTCCTAGATCGCGGTCGGCTTGGCTGTCGCGCTTTTTGACGTACGGGGATTGGGTTTGCGGTCACGAAGAAATACGGCACCTACGCACGCTTGACGACGCAAAACTATGGTTTGACCAGCCAAACATCGGAACCGCAGAGACAGCAGCCGCGCCGTGGTGGCGGTTGCTAGACCAGTTTGCACCCGGCGCGCGGGTTCTTGTCGTGCGCCGCCCCGTCGAAGAAGTGGTAGACAGCCTGATGCGGGTACCGGGGCTTACTTTTGAGCGCGATAAACTGCTTAAAACTATGATGCGTTTAGACCGCAAGTTAGACCAAATTGAAGCCCGCGTGCCTAACGTGCTGTCAGTATCGTTCGCGGACCTAAACGACGAAGCAACTTGCGCCAAAGTCTTTGAGCATTGCTTGCCGTTGAAGCACGATCACGACCATTGGGCGCAGCTTGCGCCGGTCAACATACAAGCCAATATGTTTGCCTTAATGCGCTATATGATAGCATACGCGCCAGCCGTTGAAAAAATGGCGGCTATGGCAAAACGCAAGCTACTATCGACGATGGCGCTGCGCCATCCGGTTGAACCAAGCGGCGTTACCTTTCAAGAAGAAAATTTTGATAGCTGGTTGAAAGACGCCAAGACCTTGATTGAAGATCATTTGGTAGTGATTGCTGAAGCCCCTGATAGCTGGAAGCGTAAGAACCTAGACCTTATGCGCAACATACATGACATCGGCGCTATGCAGATCATGACCGCCCGCAGCAATGGCCGTATGTTTGGCTACCTGATGACGCTTATTGCTCCGTCGCTAACATCGTCCGAGCTTACATCAGCTACCAATACCGCGTTTTATGCGTCGCCGGAATTTCCCGGTTTGGGCGCAAAAATACAACGGGCGTCTTTAGCCGCGCTTAAAAAAAAGGGCGTCGGCGAAGTATTCTTTGAGGCAGGACAACGGGGTTCCGGACCCCGACTTTCCGTGTTATACAAGCGTCTTGGCGCGCGAGAACACGGGCAGTCGTTTCGTATGCAGTTAGCGGAGATATAAGATGGGTATTGCAGCAGCAGCCGCAATCGGCGCAGTGGGCGCAATCGGCGGCGGATTGATTGCTTCAGGTGGGGCTAAGTCAGCGGCTAAAGCGCAAGAACAAGCCGCGCGTGATGCTACCGCAGCACAGACCGCTGCCGCCGATAAGCAGATAGCGTTGCAAGAACCGTTCCGTCAGGGCGGCATCACCGCGCAAAGCCGGATTTTTGAACTGCTGGGCCTACAAGACCCCAACGCCCGCGCGGCCCCAACCGGGCCAGAAGCCTACGGTTTGCGGGCAGTGAACACACCTAGCTACGGCGGCGATGGCGGCTTTGGTGGTTTTGGCGGCGCTACCTCTTACGTTGACGCACAGGGCAACCCTGTTGCTGACGTTAACGCCTACATGGCAGCGAACCCGCTTCCAGCCGCTGCGCCTTCGGCTGACTTTGGCAAGTATGGCCGCGACTTTGGAACCGCCGACTTTGAAGCCGATCCCGGCTATGCGTTCCGGCAATCCGAAGGCATGAAGGCGCTAGAGCGTTCGGCGGCTGCGCGCGGCAATCTGCTGTCTGGCAGCACCATGAAAGGCATCCAGCGGTTCGGGCAGGACTTGGCTAGTCAAGAGTACACCAACGCTTTCAACCGCTATCAGGTCAACCGCTCGAACCAGCTTAACCCGCTACAGTCGTTGATGGGCGCGGGCCAGTCGGCCACCAACGTACAGACGGGCGTGCAAGGCCAACTTGGGCAGAACCAAGCGACTAACCTATACAACGCTGGAGCGGCCCGCGCGTCGGGATACGTTGGTAGCGCCAACGCGCTGTCCGGCGCGCTCGGCGGCATTGGCGGCATAGCAACTGGCTACCCGATTTACCAAGCGCAAATAAACGCGCTGAACCGTGGGGATTATGGCGGCTACGGCGGCTACGGCGGCTACGGCGGCTACGGCGGTCGCGGTGGCTTTGGTGGGTCGTCAATGCCCGGTCCCAGCGGCGGCGAATTTCCAAGTTATAACGCCTACACAGGCACGCGAGGATAATCATGGCTGACCAAACAATCGCCCTTCAAGCCCGCGCACCGCAGGGTAACAGCATGGCTGCTGCCATTCGTCAGAACTTGCAGCTTATGAACATGATGACGCAGCAGGCGGCGGCGCAGCGCCAAAATCAGCAAGCCCAGCAGGCTATGGATTTAGCACGCATCCAAGAAACCCGCGCGGCAGCGGGTGAAACCCGCGACATAGAAAAGTTTAATGCAGAACAGCCCGCAAGAGTAGCTGGCGCATTAGGCGGGGGCTTGGTAAGTATATTGCGCGACCCTAGCGACGCGTCCATAATGCAAGCAGGACAAACTTTTGCCTCAGTTGGGATGGAGCCAGACAAGTTTGGTCCTATACTAAACCAGATACAGGGTATATCTGATCCAAATGCACGCAAAATGTTTGTACTAGAATTTATTTCGCAATCAGAACCCGCACGCGCGGCGCTTAAATTTGTCATGCCTGAAGTAAAATCAGAAAAGGTAGGCGACGCTACGGTATTCTATGACGCTAACCCCGCGTCATCTACTAACGGACAGGAATTGTTCCGTTTCACTGCGCCAGCAGAACCTGTTAAGATGAACCAGCAAGTTGTTGACAGCACACTATATAACGTAAACCCTGTTACTGGTGTCGCTGCTGAAGCCCTTATTGGCGACCCAACTCAAAATCTTACTAC